ACATTGTCAAAGGTACATTTGTAGTCGTGGAAGGATCGGGAGGCGTAAATGCTTATATAAATAAAAACACTGGAGCGGCTGAAGCGGTTATTCGTTGCATGGTAAATAGTTTAGAATTTGGTGGTAAGCCAACGGCAGCAGGTATTCCTACATCTAATATAGAAACTAATATAGGTTATAACAATCCTATAAATAATCCAGCCGTACAGGAATTAAAAACTAAATTAAATCTTGACGAAGAACTACCTTTTTAATTATGGATGCTGCAAGAAAAAGGGAATATAACACTACACTTTCCGACTACCAAAGAAAGAAATATAACAAATATCGGAAAGATGAGTATCATAACTTTACCGAAGAAGAAAAAGCAAAATTATTAGCCAAAAGGAAAGTATATTACGAGGCAAACAAGGAGAAAATAAAAGAAAGGCAGTTGAAATATTATCATGCTAAAAAGAATGATTAACAAGGAGCTTTTTTCAGTTGAGTGTTTTAGTGTATTAGTGTTTCTATGTAGTAAGGGTTAAAATCCTTACTACTTTTTAAAAAAGGCAAATGAATAATTTTATAAGCGAGGTTACAAATGAGGATTGCATGGAAGGCATGGCGCGGTATCCAGACAAATACTTTGATTTGGCTATTGTTGACCCGCCGTATGGGATTCAAATAAATGCAAATATGGGTTTAAAAAAAGGTAAAAAAAAGAAACATAGTAATGTTAAATGGGATAGTGAAGTTCCAAATGATTTGTATTGGATAAATCTTTTTCGTGTTTCAAAAAATCAAATAGTATGGGGAGGTAATTACTATCCTCAAATATGGATAAATGGGTGTAAACATTTTATTTTTTGGGATAAGCAAACACCTAATGGCATGAGTTTTTCTGATGGCGAATTAGCTTGGACTTCATTTAATCAATCAAATAAAAAATATACACTTAGAAACATAACAGGAGATAAAATCCACCCAACTCAAAAACCCGTAGCCCTTTACAAATGGCTTTTGCAAAATTACGCAAAGCAAGGCGATAAAATACTTGATACTCATTTAGGCTCTGGAAGCAGTCGAATAGCAGCCTATGAAATGGGATTTGATTTTACGGCTTTTGAATTGGATAAGGAATATTTTGAGGCACAGGAAAAAAGATACAACAATCATATTTCACAACTAAAACTAAATTTATGAACGATTACAAACAGTATTTCATCGAGCATGAGAAATTAAGAAATAGAATCATTGATATATGTATGCTATTTCATCAACACGACCCAGAGTTATATCCGGATATTGCCATTGAGGATATAGTTTTTGTTTACAATAATAAAACGACGTTAACGATTAGTAATATCAATTCTGTTTACGAAGATGTTTACTGTTACATTGAAATTCAATGGCTTGATGAAGATAATGAGGCAATAATTAGAGATGTATTAGAGCAAAGAAAGAAGCGCGAAGATTACTATATTTCAAGAAGAAGTAAAAAGTAAGCTAATGGAGGAAAATAAAAGGGTAGTTTTATCTATCAATTATAAAGTCTGGATTAATCGGATTATTGAGATATTAGAACTCCATAAAAAATGCTATCCTGAAAAGTACGGCAACATTGATACGAATAAAACTAAATCTTATGTGAGCAAAGAAAAGATAATTGTAGCTTATCAAGATAATAATTGGGATAATCCTATTTGTGAATTTCCAACTATTTGGCTTAGCTTGAAAGATGGTGAAATTCTTTTTAAGATTTTAACCGAAAAGTAATTAGACATCATTAGACAATTATTAGACATTTTTTAGACATTTATTTATGAAAACAAATGAACGACTTTCTAAAAACCTCACTTGACAAAGCACTCATTTACACCACGCCTGAAAAGTTGTTGGTATGGATTAAATTGAAAAGTTTAATCGGGAATCCAGAATTTAAAAGTAAAGTAGAAAATATTAAGAAATAGCGTATATTTGTAATGTTCTTTTGAATGGTGTAGCAGGTATTCAAAAGGAAATGAAGCAAATCATTGTTTCAACCTATGCCAACAGACTGCTACCTGTTGGCATTTTTTTTCTACCTATGCAAATACTACAGGAACTTGAAAGTCTTATCCCTCCATTATCAAACGAGGAATTTAAGCAGCTGGAACGCAATATTCTTGAAGAAGGAATACGCGAACCATTAATTACATGGAATGGTATTTTAATCGACGGGCACAACAGATACAGGATTGCGCAAGAACATGATATGAATTATGAAACACTTGAAAAGGAGTTTGATAATATTAATCGTGTAAAGGAATGGATGATTAATAACCAATTTGGGCGAAGGAATTTATCTAATTACCAAAGAAGCGTTTTGGCTTTGCAACTTGAAGATGTTTTTCGGGAAAAGGCAAAGGAAAATCAAATAAGAAAACCTGATTTTGTTTTGCAGAAATCTGCAGAACAAAACCCGATAGATACAAGAAAAGAAATTGCAAAGGTTGCTAATGTTTCACACGACACAATAGCCAAAGTAAAGAAAATTGAAGCCAACGCCACACCAGAAGTGAAAGCAAGGTTGAACACTGGAACAATGTCAATCAATGAAGCATATAAGGAGATAAAGAAGGAGGAGAAGCAAAATAATTTTGAAATAAACAAAGCTAATTTTGAAAAGGAAATTATTTCTACAAAGGAATATCTACCAAAATACTTTATAGGAAATAGTATTGATGTATTAAAAAAAGAACCTCTTAATAAAATTAGCTTGCTACTTAGCGACCCTCCTTATGGAATGGATTTTAAAAGTGGATTTGATTATGATAAGAAATGGGATAAAATAGACAATGACAAAATAGAAGATACAATACCTATTTTGGATAGTGTTTTTTATGAAGCTAAAAAACATTTATTGCCAGATGCACACATTTACATTTTTGGAAATCCATTTGAAATAGAAAATATTAAGCCAGTATTTGAAAAATACTTTAAACTTAAAAATATTTTAATTTGGGATAGAGAGGTTATTGGAATGGGAGATTTAAAAACTTATGGAAGGTCTTACGATATTATTTTGTTTGGATATAACATAAAATGGAAAGATTTAAACGGAACAAGAGATAGAGACATTTTAAGATTCAATAGAGTTGCTCCAAACAATTTAAAACACCCAACAGAAAAGCCATTGGATATTTTGGAATATCTTATTAAGAAATCTAGCAATGAAGGAGAATATATTTTAGACCCTTTCGCTGGCAGTTTTACAACCTGCGAAGCCGCTATGAATTTAAATAGAAATTCTTATGGAATTGAATTACAAAATAAATATTTACCAGAATGGATGATGCAAAATTAAAACAAGGTTTTTTAGGAGAATCTATTGTAAGGCAACTTTTAAAGGATTGCAAACACCAATTTGGGCAAATAGACTTAATAAGTTTTGATAAGATAAATAATAAATTATATATGTGGGAAGTAAAATGTCAAGAAAGATTTAAAGCACCTCCTTTTGATGGACACGGTTTGCCTCCTTATCAATTTGATTTTAGGTTAAAAATTGCAAACCTTACTGGAATGATTCCATTCTTTGTAATAATAGAGCCTGAAATAGATTTAAAAGGAGAACGAACAATGTTTTTTGCAAACATGAATAAATTAAACAATCTAAGTAATGATAAGAAATTTATGACTGGAGGCGCAAAAAAAAGATTAATTTTCCATATTGATTCATTTTTAAAAATGAAAATTAAGCAACAATGATAAACATAGATACAAGGCTTTTACCGCAGGTAACACCAGACCAATTATTTCTACTTTGCCATATTGTTAATTTTATGAATGAGAATAAAATGTGTTTTCCTTCAAACAAAAAATTGATTGAGCAATGTAAATTTAGCGAATCAAAAATATTAAGGATTAAAAACGAATTGGTAACAAGAAAAATCATTAGTGTAAAACAAAGGTTTAGACCCGATGGAAGCCAAACAAGTAACCTTTATAAAATTGAAAGTGAATTTATAGGAGTGTTTATTACAGGTAAAAGTATGTCAAATTTGGATACCACCCCATTTACCAATGAAGAGGGGGACACCTTCACCCATGAAGGGGGGACACCTTTAACCATGAAGCCCCATGAAGTATTAACCAATAGAAGTATTAACCATATTAAAGTATTATCTTCTTCTTCTGAAAATTCAAAAGAATTTTCGCCCATCGAAATAAATGGAATTGAAATTAAGGAAAAGAAAAACGGGAAGGTGAATCCTTTTCAACTTATATCTGAATTACAAAAATTAGAAGAAAGAGAAAAAACTTCGGACAAAAAAGAGAAAGAAGAAACCGAGCGCAAGCCGAACCCAACATACGAAGCCTTTATAATTTTTTGTGAAACGTTCGAAAGATTATCAGGAGCGAATTATCCAAAAGATAAAAACGGGTATTACCTAATGAATCCAAAAGATGCTGGGGGAATGGTTTATTTAATGAAAAATATTGAAAAGGTTGACAGAACAGATAATAGCATTGAAGCCCTTAAAGTATTTGTAACGGCTGCATGGAATTTAAACGACAAATGGATAAGGGCAAATTTTACTCCTAATACTTTGTACGGGCAATTTTCAAAGATATTTACCGGGTATCAAACAAGTAGCCCAGAGATGATTGAAAAGAAAAAGAATGATCGAATAGCTGAACTTCTTGCTGAAAAAATGAAACAATACGAAAACCAATAAATTATGAACAAATCACCAAAAGAAAAAGCAAAAGAACTTTTTAACCATTACCACAACCTTATTCAAGAAATTGGCGGAGACCTTGGACATGAAATCCTTGTTTCAATCCTTGCTAAGCAATCATGTTTAATTGCAGTTCATGAAATTTTATATTGTCTCAATTTTAGCCTTGATTTTAAAATGAATAAATCTATAAAATACTGGCTAGAAGTAGAAGAAGAAATTAATAACTTATAAAAAACCAAAACTATGAACAACTTACCAATGATAGCAAATCGTGTTGAAGAGAAAATACAAGACGTGCAACTTGTTATCCAGAACCGAGAATTAAGGATTTTTAAAACAGGAACTAAAGAAGCTATACCGAAAATTACACACGTTTTAAATCAGTTGTTACCGGTATATGGCATTGAGGTAAAGCCCGACCAGCTAATGGAGCTTATAGATTTTGTAGCATCTTACAAATTGATTTCTGTAGATGAGATAAAACTTGCATTTGAGAAATTCGCAAAAGATGAGTTAAATTTGAATGACCATAAATTATACGGCAAAGTAGATCTTCATGCGATAGGGAAAATACTTTCTTCTTACATTACTTGGAGGCAAAAAATATACTATGCTATTGATAGTGATATAATGGCAAAGAAAGAAGAAGAGGATAGGATTAAACGACTGGGCAAAGTAGCAGAAGATTATGATAAGGATTTTGATAATAAGCTAAAGAACTTTCAAAAGACTTTAGATGAAATACCTATCTTTTGGTATGATGAGTGCGTGAAAAGGGGATACATAAACGACTGGAGTGAAGGAGAAAAAGAGGCATTGTGGGCCGAAGCGCAGGAAATGGCAAGAAACGAAAAGCCTACGTCTGATAATTTAATAGAAAGAAAGAATCATCTACGCAAAATTGAAGAAGGAAACATGCCCAGGGCCCGGGCACTGGCGTATAAATTAGCCGTCTGGCGAAAAGTATTACTAAGAGATTAATCGTTTGTTTTTTGTCATAATTTGGTTTTTTGGGTGAGGCATATTTTTTGCCTCACTTTTTTTATTTTTTTTATACAAAATACATACAAGTGATATTTTTTATTTGTATCTTTGAATAGTCAGAAGGACATAACGAATTAATTACCACTAAAACACATTATCATGACAACTTCAAAGAAAACAGCTCTACAAATTAGAAATTTATTACGCATCACTAAAAAGCATGCGGTTATTGGAGAAAACGAATTTCGCAATAAGGATGCAAGGGAATATCTTCATGGTATGTACGATGATGATTCTATTTTTAACATCATTGATAATGGCAGCCATTATCTAATTTGGAAATAAATTTACGCTTAATAATTGTTTCACAGGGCAGTCACCCAACTGCCCTATTTTAAAAACCAAAATTATGACACAAGAAGAAAGAGATACGGCAATTGCAGAGGCATTTTACAATTGCACTATACACTCAATAGTCACAAATACGCATAGCCGAGAAGGTTTACATAGACTTGAATGGATAAAAGACAAGCTTAATAAAGTGCCAGTAGTTTATGACTTACAAAGACAAAATTTTAATCATAGATATATCCTTGATGTTTTAGAAGATGCCATTAAACGAAATAAAGAGTTTAACGAAGATTTTAACAAAAGAATCAATATACCATGAATGACATTAACGTAATGGTGATAAACTACTTAAATGATGTTTATCATATAAAAGATACATCTGTCGAAGGTGTAGAAAAAGCAATCGATGATATTTTTAATTTTGAAAATGTCTTGCCTCAATACAAATCTTTGTTTAATACCCTAATGGTTGAAGCTATTGATTTTGATTATGTGAGCGAAAGATTAACTTTTATTAAACTTAGAAATAAATTAGAAGCCGAATAAAATGGAAGTAGCGAAAATTGGGATAACACCCGCACAAATTGAAACTTTAGCGCAAGCAGGCGTAATTCCTGCAGGAACACCAGCCGCACAGGTTGAAGTCTTTGCTGAAAGTTGCCGTCAACACGGTTTATCGCCTTTTAAAAAGGAGATTTATCTAGTCGCATATAACAGCCGCGACGGAATGAAATACCATACTATTGTTGGCATAGATGGATTGCAACAAAAAGCCGCGCGCACTGGAAGGTTTGCCGGTATAGATGAAGAGCAATATGACAGGATGTCAGATGGAACTTACCAAACATCAAGCCAATTAAAGGCTGCAAAAGAAATGCCTATTTCATGTACGGTCACTGTTTGGGCCATTGTTGGAGGGATTCGATGCCCATTTACTGCGACTGTTTTATTTTCGGAGTATTATCCAGCCGTTTCATCGGGAAAAGATAGCTATTCTAAGGCGGCTACTATGCCATTTAACATGATAGCAAAGTGCGCTAGGGCTAAGGCTTTAAAAATTGCTTTTTCCGATGAACTTTCGGGACTACACATTGAGGAAGAAAAAGCCGCTTTTGAAGATGCTACTATACAGGCTGCTGAAATTAAGCCAGCAGCAAAATTAGATATTGATGAATTAAAAAATAAGATAATAGGTTGTGCTACTTTGGAAGAACTAACTATTTTATATAAATCAAATTTAGCTTACAAAGAACACGCTGCCCTATTTACCGAAATGGCAAATGCTATTAAAAACAAGACAAATGAATGAAATAACGCATCTTAGTTTTTCGAGATTAAAGGCTTTATCTCATTCGCCTTTATGTCTTAAAAGATATATTGAGCAGACAAGAACATCCACTAAAGCAATGGATGAAGGTACTTTGTTGGATTGCCTTTTATTTGAAAAGGACACATTTAAGGATAGATTTTTTATCATGCCTGAAGGTGTAAAGAAGCCAACGAGCTCACAAATAAACGCTAAAAAACCATCGCCCGAAACTTTAGAGCAAATAACTGTTTGGGAATCTATTCAAGCTCAAATAGGAAATAAAATTGTTATTACGCAAGATCAATACGACGATAGCGAATTTATAGCAGAATGTGTACGAAATAATAGTACGGTTGTATTTCAGGGCTTACTTCATCCGGATAACTTTAAATTTCAAGTAACCACCGATTTCTTTTATAAAGGATTTAAACACAAAGGAATTAAAGATGCAGAAGGATTAGACAGAAATGGTAAGCACGTTATTTGGGATTTAAAACGAATGGGTGCGCGTTCTGGAGAACAACTTGTAAGGAGTCAAATAAGGCACAACCAATACGACCTACAAGCAGCTATTTACTGCCATAAATACGACATTGAAAATATACCTGTTGATTACTTTATTATTGCAGTTGATAATGAAGGATACGTTACTCCTTTTAAAATCTCCCGTGACGCTAGGGAAAAAGCCCGATGGCAATGGCATAGATTAATAGCAGCCGCGCACAGGGTTAATATGGAGGGCATGGATATGGGCCCAGAGTTTTGGGGAGATAGTGAAGGATTTTTTGATTTTTAAAATAAATTAAGATGCAAATACCTAAATATTCAAATTCTTCAATAGATTGGTTAATCTATGAAATAACATTAGTTGAAAGAAATCTTTACAATAAAGATTGGATAAAACTTAACCCAAATTTAGCGGGTAATAATTTGATAGAAATAATTGACAAAGCAAGAGCAAAATATGAAAATGAATTAAAGGAAGCCTACGAAAAAGGCGTTAAATACACCGACGGAATAATAAATAACGAAAGATTCCCATTTTAAAAAACTATCATGAAAGAGTATAATAGCAAGATGTTAGAAATTAAGGCTTTTTGTGAAGAGGTTAACGCATGGATTAGCACAGCCCCATCGGCTGAAATGCTAGATGAATGTGACGAATATTTAAGACAATTATCTGCTTATTACTCTCGATATACGGTTATATCTGGCATGAATGAAAGTATTTATTCTTATCTCATGATGACTTGCATTCGTGATATGCCTGAGGAGGAGTATAAAAGAATAAAGCACTCCTCTACCTTGACAGATTACTATGTCAAAGGAAAATATCCCAAGGCTACGGCAATCTTTGAGCAATCTAAAGCGGTAAAGCAGTTGTTACTGATAACCAGTGATAATTACCGAACTTTATTAAGTTCGTTTCGTCAAGAAAGAATATTAGTAGGTCACATGACTACATAAGATATTTGCAGACCTCGGGTTTAGGTGTTATGTTATTTTCCCCTGATTAAACATTTCTTTCCACCTATTCGCGTCAGAGGATGAATTGGCAGCCTGGAAATAGACAGGCATTTTTTAATAATATTGTTGACATCAACTAAATAATAATTATGAGTAAACTTAATTTTTTAAAAACCTATATTGAACTTTACAAGTCAAATGAAGAAATGAATGAAGTTGAAAAATTAGAAACAAAAACAAATGAAGAAAGGGTTAATGAGTTAATGAAAGCATCTGGCAGGAATACTGATTATGACGAAAACAAAGCATTTAGGACAAATGAAAATAAGCTGAGATACGACCTTTGCCCAGCCATTGCCCAAAGGGAATACGCGCACGTTTGGACTGAAGGATTAAAAAAATATCCTGCCAGAAATTGGGAAAAAGGATTTTTATTTTCAGAAGTTATCGCCTCCGCAATGAGACATTTAGAAGCCATGCGACTTGGTGAAATGATAGACGAAGAAAGTGGACTTCTTCACTCCGCGCACTTAATGGCAAATGCTGCAATGCTGACAGAGTTTTATTTTACTCACCCAGAATTAAATGATTTAAAGAAATGAGCAAGCAAACGGCAGTTGAATGGTTTAATGATGAAATAATAATTCATTTAAATTTTGACCAAAGGCTATATCTTAAAGACATTTTAAAACAAGCCAAAGAAATGGAAAAGGAGCAGATAATGGATGCGCATATAGATGGTATGGATTCTTTACCTGTTTATCCAAATTATAATGGAGATGCAGAAAATTATTACAACGAAACTTATAAAAAAGAAGAAAAATGAGCAAACCAACGGTAGTTCAATATTTAATAGAGGTATTACGGGTAAATGCTGGAATACGAGTTTCAAAACAGTTTCAAGAAGAAGTTTTACAAATGGAAAAACAAATGATAATAGATGCTTATTTAGCAGGATATTCAGCAACTGAAAATCAAGGAGATTCAGAACAATATTACAACGAAAATTACAAAAACAAAGACAAATGAGCAAGCAAACGGCAGTTGAATATTTACTTATAAATATTAATGAGTATGTCAAACTTTTTGACATTGATAAAAATAAGCGTATTTTATTATTACAAGCAATAAAAACAGCATATCAAATGGAAAAGGAGCAGATAATGGAGGCTCATGGAGATGAAAGAGATTACCTTTCAGATTCTGGAAATTTTATAACTATATCAGCAGAACAATATTACAACGAAACTTACAAAAAAGAAGAAAAATGAGTAGGCAAACGGCAGTTGAATGGTTATTTAATAAAATGATAACCGAAAAACACACTATATCTGAATGGAATATTATTTGTAAAGAAGCTAAACAAATAGAAAGCGACCAAAGTCAAAATTATGCCATATTTGCTATAAGATGTGACAGGACTGAAATGAGAATATTGGAATTTAATGATTATATAAAACTTGAAGAAAACGAAAACAAATGATACTAACAGACAAAACAATCATTGACGAAATCGCAGCTGGTAACATCGTCATTGAGCCATTGATTGAGGCGAACATTGGTACTAATAGCGTAGATTTAACGCTATCAAAAACTTTGTTGCTCTATACCGACCAGGTATTGGATACAAGAAATAAAAATGATTACGCTGAAATTATTATTCCCGATGAAGGCATGATTTTACAACCAGGTATTTTATATCTTGCATCAACTGTTGAATATACCGAAACCTTGCGCCACGTTCCAATAATTCAAGGGAAATCAAGTTTAGGGAGGTTAGGGTTATTTGTCCACATAACGGCAGGATTTGGGGATGTAAATTTTAAAGGGCATTGGACTTTAGAACTTGCTTGCATTCAGCCAGTCAAAATTTACCCTGGCATGAAGATAGCACAAATCTGCTACCATGATATCAGCGAAATGCCATACACTGATTATGCTTCAAAAGCAGATGCAAAGTATTCAAATCAAGGGAGCGATCCAGTAGCCTCAAAAAACTATTTAAACAAATAGCCATGACGGAAAAGCAAAGAGATAAATTGCACGAACTAAATTTTTATGTTTGGTTTATGGTGTCAGTATTTATGGGTTTAGGTCTATTTGCCGATTTGATTTATTTTTTAGTAAACAAATAGCCATGACGCTAGAAAAAAAAAAGCTTGGAAATCGGAGTATATGAAAAAATACTACTTGAACATGAGCGATTATCAAAGAGAAAAAAGGAGATTAAAAAATCTTGAAAACAAAAAAAGGATATACCATGAAAATAAAACAACGTGCAAGAATGAAAATTACGACAAACACAAATCATATAGGTTAAGAAATGCCGAGAAAATTAAAGCTTATCAGGCTGAGTATCGTAAAAAACAAAAACAAAAAAAGAATCATGCTGACTGAAAATGAAAAACAAAAATTAAGCAAAGAAATAGCACTTATCATAGTAGCTATTGGAGGTATAGTAACTCTATCCTATGCTATTTATTTTATTGTTGACACCTTAAAAAAATGGTACTGATGAAATATGAAATAAAATACAATGACAAAAGAATGATCATTGAGGCTGATAATGTTGAAAAAGCATTGGAGCAATTTAAAGAACTAAAAATTGATGTTAAAAACTTTGAGATAAGCATTTCGAAGTTTGGGCAATCTAAAGACTAAGTTGTTAAAAGTATTGTTGTTTTTTAATCCCATATCATTCGGTATGGGATTTTTTTTAAATAAATACACAAATATTTTTTTATATAATTATTTATATATATTTTTACAAAAGAAACAAAAAAACATTTTTATCACCACTAAATTTTAACAAATGGAAAAGCAAATTTATTCAGTTATGTACTTCGGTAACGCTAAAATCTACCAAGATTTATGCGAAGAAGTAGCCGCATACTCTAAGAGACACGCTGTCGAAAAGGTTTATTCAAAGATGCTAAACGAAAATTACTTTCCTGAAGAAGATTTTACTTGGGGAGGTCTTGTTAAGGATTGCGACGGCAATGTTATTGCAGATGCACATGATGAGACAATCGAACACGATGGAGGGTATTTCTACGCTGAACCAGTAATCTAATAATCATGAAAGAACCAATTATTGAGACTTATGTCCCACAAAATAAAAGACTACCTTATCAAATAGCTGGAGCCGTTGGAGTTGCTTTTGTTGTTGGGCTGATTTATTCACCAATGAACACGAATTACAATTACACTTCATTTATTCCCATCATTCAAAAAGATACGGTTTACGTTCACAAAATAACCTCACTTACTATTCAAGGTAAGGACGAAAAAAAAGAAATAAATGAAGAAGCCTACGGATCTCGGTCCTACGGCTGGGAGGTGCGCAAGTTATCAGGCGAACAACTTAGGCAAACATTGGAAGGTCGCGGGTTTAGGAATTTAAAGAATATTGACCGTTCAAAGTTGCGTCGCATATACCTTGCTTACTGCTACGAATCAATGCTAATGAACGTACACCTTTTAACCGACTTCCCTATTTCAATGATTTACTCCTTTTTCATTATTGAGGCAACTAGTCAAGGAGTTGAAACAGAACTTTGGAGAAAGCACGCCAACGCTGGAGGAGTTAAGGCCCTTAAAGGTCATGATTATGTGACATACAGAACAAGGGAAGTTATCAGAGGAAGAAACAAATACATAAGGGCTGAATTTATGAAAGCTGAAAGCACCGAACAAGGGATGGAGTTATGGGCTGGTGTTTTAAATTCTGGAAGGTATGCTGCCTGTAAAAAGGCAAATTACAGGATGAAAGGAATAAAGTTGTATGAAAGTATTTGTAAATGTGTTTATAAATCGGGATACCACACCGACACCGATTACAAATTTCGCGCTTCATTAATGGCTGAATACTGGCAAATAAAAAGGGATAATTTTCCTTTAAAGAAAGATTATAATCAATTTTAAACTTAAAAAACCAACTAAAATGACAGAAGAACAAGTTAAATTAATTCATTCAATTTATTCTGATATATTAGAGACTGAAAGAATGATAAAAGCTTTAAAAAAAGTTAAAACGAATATTGTAGTTTTTAATCCATACAGCGATGATAATGTAATTATAGATGCTCCAAATTTTAATGAGTATTTAAAAGAACAAACTATATTTCATTACACAGGTATTTTATTAGACTTAAAAGCACAACTTGAAAACTTATAAACCAATGGAAAAAAACTTTACGAATACTCAATTCAAATGGACGTTTGAAAGCATATCGGATAACATTCCTACTATTATGCTTATAACTATCCTTTTGACTTATGGCATAAACGCCTACATGACTGCCATATTTTTACCCTTAGATTTTTGGTTAGCTATTATTGCAGCCTCTATTCTTCAGTTAGGTCGCTTTGCAGTCGTTTTCATGGACTTTCTAAATCCAACTAAAGGTAGAAGTACTTACCCACCTAAAATAGCATTAGGCGCGACGATTGTGGCTTTAATAGAAATATTCTTTGGATTACAAGAACATTATGAAGGTGGGGAATATATCACCATGTTTTTATTTGTTGGAACTATTATAGTTTTCGGCTATCTTTTGGAAATAAACTTTGTTGATAAAGGAGTTGAAGCCTACGGAATAAATGAACCTAAAATTATAAAACGAAGAAGGCGTAAAATCATTGTTAAAAATGACAGTGAAGAAGTACCTAAGAATTTTAAAAGAAATATTACTTCATTTCAATTATCGCTATTTTGAGAACCTATATAGGAGTTGACCCAGCGATTAGATTAAACGGAATGGCAGCGTGTTTCATTAAGCCAGACAAAGAGGTTGAATTTAAAAAATACAAAAGATTTGTAGATTTTTTGGAAGACTCTTTTCACTGGCATAAAGATTATATAGATATTGTTGTTTTAGTGGAAGATAGTAGCCTCCAGAATGTAACTTTTAACTCTTCCATTAACCGCGCAATCCTTTCCCGTATGTCTAGGAATGTGGGTATGAACCAAGCGGCTTCAAGAATAGCCTACGAATGGATTAAAGAAAATGGTTGTGAAGCCTACAATATTTCACCGGAACAAAAAGGGAAGAAATGGGGAAAGGAAACATTTATGAAAGTTTTTCAAAATGAAGGCTACAAATTTGAAATAAATTATAAACCAGCCAAAATAAGTCAGGATGAAATAGACTGTTTTACATTGGCATTACAAGCTAAAAATTACCAAAAACATGAAAAAAAATAGTGAAATAATTGACGGCATTAGTGTTACTACATGGAAAGAGATTGAAAAAATTTCTAAGCAATATCCTAAACCTATCAGATATGCTGAAGGTACAGTTGCTAAATTAACTATCCTTAAATTTTATCTTGAGCCTTTAATGAAAGATGAAAGACCACCAATGTGTATGATGGAACCTGGAAGAATGATTACGATAGCTTACAAATTTTATAAAGAGTCAGACGGTGATAATATTAGAAATTTAGCGTTAACTTTATTAAATAGATTTATAAATTAGGTTGATTACGTTTGTTAATTAGTGGTAATAAGAGGAGTGACATTTGCGTCGCTCCTTTCCATTTTATAAAATTATACCTATTTTTTCTGCATAATCAGATATGGCTCTAGCATGAGATAAACCTAACTTATTTTGAAAGTCTGTATCAAACATTAATTTAGCATCGTGGTAATTAGTAAAGAAACCGTTTTCAGACAAAACCGCAGGCATATCTGTTTGGGTTAAAACAAAAAATCTATCTTCTTTATCATGATCGCCATCGGTTAAATCAGCCCTAAAAATCCAATTAGGAAAACTTTGTTTTACCTCTTTAAATAAAAGTTCTGCATAAATATCGGATTTGGTTTGTCCTGGGGATGTAAACACCTCCCATCCTCTAGCACTTTTATTTTCTGCTGCGTTTCCGTGAATACTTAAATATAAAGATGCTTCATAATTTTTAGCCGCAAAGTTTGCCTTGTTTACTCTTTTGGTTAGTGATGTGTCTATTATTTCATCGTAAACCTTCATTGTAGTAAAGCCCCAATCGTTTAAATATTGTTCAATATATTGCACAACGGCACGATTAAATAATCCTTCAAAAAACCATCCGTAAGAATGGAAAGTGCCATTATTATGTTGCGCACACTTTGATGGATATGTCGTATAACCATTAGGTAATTTTACTTTAGGATTAATTCCTCCGTGACCTGCATCGAGAAAAATACAAAATTCATTTTTATTCATAATTTACAATTTTAAAGGGAGGCATAAATCAATATACCTCCCTGAAGCCGCATAAGGTAGCGAATCTGTCTGCGCCTATAATTTAAACCCAATCAATGCAAAAGCCGCACCAACGATCGATAATTTAGGAGGTAATTTTACCTCTATCTCTTTGCCTGCACATTCGCGCGATGTTTCTTTAATTTTATCCCAAATGATTTGAGCAAGTTGGATGTATTCACGCCAAGTAAATTTTAACCTCTTTCCATCTTCACTAATAAAGACTGAAATCTCTTGAGATAACTCCGCAAAATTGAAAGCGTAACAACTTACGTCACCTAAAGGACTTTTGATTGTGTCGGCTGATTTTAAAGCCTCTTTTAAATTAGTCTGCATAATTATTTTGTTTTAACGTCTGAAAAATCTAAGAATCGTTGTTGCTAAATTAACGCCCGTTATTGATTTTATGTTTTCGGAAATACTGTATAGCTCCGTAAATGCTATCAAAAAACTAACACTATAAACTATCTGCGAAGGCAAGTTAAATGTTATTCCTGCACCGTGAAAAATCATGATACCACAAAAATATACAACCACCTTTTGCGATGTTCGATATAGCCCTTTACTTGTTATTGCCTCTTTTCGTTTCTTTGCTGCGATGATACCCGTAACTGTATCTGCAAAAACTACGAATATTGTAAAAATCAAGAAGTGCTTAATAGGCAGAAAAAAAGAAAAAAGCACTCCACAACAAATCGAATATGCGATACCGTCGTAGCCAAGTTTTAAAAGGTTGTAGATTATTGATTTCATGTTACAAGTTTAAAACAAAAATTGTAAATTGATTAGATGAAGGATTTAAGGCGAATCCGCTATAATTATTAAATCTTACCCTAACATTACCTGCCGATTGTACCCATGCAGAAAAACTACTATTTGAAAGAGCAGAACCATCTGGAATGCCTAACATAACCGGTTGACCAACCTGCGCCCCTGTGTAAGTTACTGTTATATCACTTGATGATTGTGCGCTTGTATTTGGAAAATCAAGAGTAGCTAAAACAAATCCACCTAAATTTAAAGTACCTCCAGATAAATTTAAACCACTACCTAAAGTTATTTCGCCAA